TTATTTAGGTGCCTTGCGTGCTTGGTTTCCAATTTGGTCGAATGTGGTTTCCAATTCACGTTCTGTTCTCGTTCCGCGCACGGCGCTGCGTCGGTCCCATTCGCGAGTGTAGTGGGCTATCTCAGAGAGGCTACGGTGCCCGGTCCAGGCGCCGATCTGCGACGTGGTGGCGCCTGCGTCGGCCAATGCCACGGCGCGCGCTTTTCTGAGGCCGTGCGCGCTGCGTTCGAGGCCTATGGCACGACAGGCGGCTGAAATATCCTGGCCTGCGCTCTTGTGCGACCTCGGGCGTTTCCGGTTTGTCTGCAGGAAGGTCAGCCCGCCGGACAAATGCGCGACCGCCTCCTTACAAAGCTCCCTATCCTCCTCCAAATGCGCGGCCCAGTCTGGCAGGGAGCAGGACCAGGGAACATAGGCCATGTCGCCGGTCTTGGATTGGCGAAAGCACAGGACGCCGTCCTTTTCGACATGCTGAGGGCCTATCATCACCACGTCCCCGATCCGTGCGCCGGTCCAATAGGTCAATTCCATCACGGCACGGGCGGTGGTTCCAATACGGTATGCATTGCGGAAAGCCTCGATCTCGGTTCGCGCCCAGGTCGGATGCCCGGTGGACGCGGCGCGGCGCGGCTTTTTGATTCCGTGCGTTGGGTCGTCGATAATCCAACCCATCGGAAGGCAGATCGCAGCCCAGACGCGCCAGGCCTTTAGTCGCGCCTCAGGGTTCTCGGCTTGCATCACATCGGCCCGGACGTGACGGGTGGCAACGGCCGCAGCTTTGACCTTCCCGGCTTTCTCTGTGATCCTCCCGGCCTCTCGCTCGATGATCGCACGGTACCCGCTGCTGTAACTATGGAAACTGTCAGAGGCGAGTGCGGCATTCCATGTGCTGGCGAGTGTCCCGGCGGCGGGTTTTTCCACTTTCGCGCCGCGCGCGGCCTCGGCCCATGCCGCGATGAAGTCCGGGTGGTCTTCTGCCAGGTCCGCAGGCAGCGGAACCAGTGCCGTCTTTCCTCCCCTGCGGGTTCGATAATATGGGAGTCCAGTGCGCGGATGCCTCCACAGTCCCTTCAATCTGACACCCCGAACGCTACGTCGCACGCCGCCTGATCCTTTTCCCCTACCGTAATGGGATAGGATGCTCCCGGCGGCATGACCTTGTAAACCCGCCCGCCGCTCTCGATCACAATAGGGCAGCCGGTATCGAGCGCGACCTGAGCGGCCTCACGAAGTGCCTTTTCGGTGAGCGGACGGTGAGCGGTCATGCTGCGGTCTCCTGTTCCAGGGCGTAGCCGCCCCACTGGTCAGCGGCGGCGTTCATCATGCCGGGGAAAGAGCGGCTTCGGAGACGGGCACGTTCGGGGCCGGGTGGCATCCGGTGGACCGCGTTCCAGCGTTTCCATTCGTCGGAGTCGCGTTCCGGCTCTGGCAGGCGGTCTGTCTCGACCAACTCGGGCAGGCCGCGCAAATACCAGCCGGTGGATTTGTAGGCCGGTTCGCCGAACCAGAAGGGCTGCACCATCTGCGGCGCGGGCAGGTCTGCTGGCATACGGTCGCGCGCCAGGTCGTTCATTTCCGGGTTCTCGATGGCCACGCGCGGGATCGGCGCGGCCCAGCAGGCGGTGAAGACCTCGACGCCGGTTTCGAACTCGGCCCGCATGTCGGCCCAGCTACGCCCCTTGGGCAGGCGTTTCGGCGGCGTCCACTTGCCCGCGCCGCTCATCCACCGGCGGCCAGAGCGGCAGAGCCTGGTGCAGGGCGGGTGCATGACCGCCAGCAGATCCCAGCTCTCTCTAAGGATGCCGTCACGGATGTCGCAGCGGATGTGCCTGTTGCTGCCATCCTCGGCCGGTTCGATGTCGCAGGACCAGACGTCATGCCCGCGCGCGGCAAAGGCCCGGCGGGCGATCCCGGAGGTCTCGCAGCCTATGAGGACGCGCAGGGGTGTCACGCCGCCTCTCCTTCAAGTGTGGCACGCAGGGCGTGGGCGTCTTTGCGTTCCATGGGATCGGTGCCCTGACGTTCGACCAGGCGGCACGCCTCGATCACGGTGGCGGTGTCCTGTGAGGCGATGTCGGCCAGGACGGCGCGGGCGTACCAGAGGGCATTTGCACCTTCGGTCAGGGCGGGGCTCATACCGCACCGCCTTTCAGAAGGGCCAGCTTGCGGCGCACGGCGGCGCGGGTGGCCGGCAGGGCGCGGAGACGGGCGGCCTCAATCTCGTTGGCGGGAGTGGGGCCCGTCACTGGCCGGTGGTGACCGGGCAGGGTGCTCAGCCGGTTCAGTTGCGCGGGCTCGATCGCGGCGCTGGTTCCGTCCTCCAGCCGCTGGCGCTCTTTCAAGCGGAGCCAGGCGTCGATGGCGGCGATGGGATGGAACGCCCCGGAGGGCGGCACGATCAAGTCAGCAGTGAAATCGCGGGGAATGCGGGTCATGAAAGGACCTCCGGTTGAAAGGGGCAGGCGGCGGAAGGGGCGGGCCTCTCCAGGATGCGGCGGGCGGCGCGGAGCCAGTTGGCGGGCAATTCTTCGGGCGTCTCCGCCAGGGCGGGCACGCCGAAGAGCTGCACCTCGTAGAGGACCGGGCGGTAGTCGCGGGCGTCCTCGGGGGCACACCAGAGGCCATTGTTGACGCAGAGGTTGCGAAGCTGCAGCAGGCGCGCCTCCGGGCTGACCTGGTCCAGCAGCTCGACCGTCGCCGCGATGCGTTTGTGATTGATCGCAGGTGCTGGCGCAAGTTCCGGGGAGTGTCCGTGAGTGGTGGGCATGCTGGGTCTCCGTCAGGATGTGGTGGCGCCGCATAAGCGGGCCACAAGTTGTCGGGATTTGGTGATGCGTGATAGCGTCAGATGCAGGGCGCGCGATTCCAGCGCGCGCCCCGCCACATCCCCTTCGGGGGAGACACCCAAAGGAGACATGATCGAGATGAGTTTGAAGATCCAGCAAGAGCAATTTGACTTTGCGCAGGACAAAGCGACCTTGGCGTTGCGTGATGCCGGTGGCGGCATGGTGAGCGTCATGGTCAAGGTCGCGTCTTCCGGTGATCAGACAGAGTCGGCCCTGAAAGCGCAGGCGAGGAAGGCTGCGAAAGCTTTGCTTCAGCAAGCGATAGACGCTCTCTAAGAGAAGCGATCTCCTCGCGTAGGGTGAGGAGATCGTCCCGCGTGTTGGCGTTGTCGCCCCACGCGCTCGCGATGAAGTCTGACAATCGATCGTCTAGTGCCTGAATTCTCGTTTCGAGACGCTGAAGGGCGGCAGGGAAGTCGGCGGGGAAGCTGTCGGGCATAAGGCCTCCATCGGTGTGATGGAGGCCAGATAAATGGGTAAAATAACCCAAGTCAACCGAAATGGGTAAAACTACCCAGAAATGCTGGCGCACGGCGTCGCGGCGCGCTAGGCCGGGACCGTCACGGCGTGGGCTGTGGGCAAAGACAAAGCCCTGCCAGGGTGGGGCGGAAAGAGTTTAAGATGGATCAGCAGGAGTGTCCGCGGCGCGTGCGTCGAACGAAGAACCTGTCATTAATTGCGTTTGCGTTCAGCCTCTTTCCGCTCGGTTTTCCTTGTGAGTGGGCGGCTATCTTTTCTGACCGTCCGCCCATTCCCAAAGCAGCTCGAGATCGACGCTAGCAATGCACAGCGGCGAAAGTATGCATTTCGCGGTTCTCGATGCTTTCCCTGATCACGGTGCAGCCGGTGAATTGTTCAATGGCGCGAACATTGTTGACACTTGCCAATGGTTTCGATGTAAAAAGGGCGCTGCCGTCCGGATGGTTTGCGGTGGCGTGGTAGCTATTTGTCCGGCCCGGCAGTGGGCGAACCATGATTTCCTGACCGTCAACAACAACAACCGAAGTTTCATCGTAGAAGTCTTGCATTTCAGTGCAGCCGCCGAGGGCAACCGCCAAAGTGCAAATGAGCACGATAGGCTTCATACATTCCTCACTAAATCCGAGGGCCAGTGCAGGCGCACGCGGGCGGCCCATTTCAGTTTGACGTTCCACATCGTGTCTGCGCCAGGGTTTAGGGAAATCAAATGGAATAGCCCCGGTTCATCGCCGCGTTTGACCTGCTTGACCCAGCCCATGCCCTCGGCGTCCTCGACCACGCAGCGGTGGCCGATCACCTCCGCCGGTACACCCTCGTGGCTGTTGCGGCTGTAGAACAGTAGGTCCCCGGCGCTGTAGACCGGTTCCATGCTGTCGCCCTCGACCTCGACCGCGACGATGCCGGAGGTGGGCAGGCCCGGCGGCGGCGCGACCTGGGGGCCTGCGCCCTTTTCGTAGGCATCAAAGACCGGCACCTGGGCGCCCGCGCCGACCTTGCCTGCGATGGTGATGGTGTCGCTGTCGTCCAGATCGCCGGACATAAACCTTTCGTAGGAAACGCCAAAGGCCTGAGCGATGCGGTAGGCATCATCAGCGTTGGTCGATGACGTTCGGCCGCGCGCAACCTGCCGTAGGCGCTCGTACGGCACGCCCGAAATGTCCGAGATGTGGCGAACGGACTTGCCGGTCTTATCGAGGGCATTCTGGAGGGCTTCAATGAACGTCTGCTGCATTGGGTAAATATGCCCGAGAGGTGCAGCGCGCGGCAGCGGTGAAAAATACCCTTGACGATATGGGTAATAATACCCGATCAATGACGCCATGGATCAACTCATCTCAGAGATCGAGGCTTATGCAGGCGTGGTCGACCGTACGCCGCAGGCGGTGCTGCGTGCCGCCATCGGTGCCGGGTGGAGCGAATGGGAGTCGTGGAAGGCAGGCCGGTCCAGCCCGACCATGGCCCGCGTCGACCGGCTGCGCGCCTACATGGCTGCGCATCCGCCCAAGAGGAAGGATGCGGCATGACACGCACGTCCGAATTTCAACATTCGCCGATGGTTGTCGTCTACGCCAATAGCGCGGCGCATTCTGCCGAGCGCGGCTGTGCCGCCCGCCTGAAAGAGGATCATCTGCGGTACGCGGTGCCTTTGGCTGAACGGCAGGGCGATGTGTCCGGCGTGTCTGTTTCATACCCTCAGAATGGGCAGGAAAACGGGGCGCCGTCATCCGGAGACTTCTCCGGAGAATATTCCGGATCGCGCGAGTCGATCCTGCGCCAGTTCCGCGATCAGACGCCGGCGCGCTGGATGTCCTTTCTGCATGCGCATTTCTCCGGCGCGCAGGAGGTTTCGGCCTTCTTCGATGTCGACGAAAAGACCGGGCGCAACTGGTGGAACGGGGTCGGGCGCCCGACCGTGGACAAGGCGCTGTATGCGCAGATGTCCTTTCCGGGCGGGTTCCAGGATCACATGTTACCCGAGGCCGGGCGGTGGGCTGCGGAATGATGTGGCTGGCCGGATACCCGATCGCGCAGTGCAGCGGAAAGTTTTCCGGAAAGTTTTCCGGAGAATTTTCCCGGATTATGAGTTTTGCTCATATCGCCCTGAAAACGTCGAATCCCTTGGGCGCGCGGGGTCATGTCGCGCCATCTGCCTCCCTGTCAGACTTCGGGGGGCGCCTGTGCCGCGCCTCCCGCTTTTTTCGGCGGGCGGCATGAGCGGGAACCCCATCATCGCCTTCGGGCTGGCCGTAAGCGCGGCTGCCCTGGCGGCGAAATCCGGACGCTTGACCCTGCGCGACAGGCTCAACTTTGCCGCCACCGTCCTGCGGCAGGTTCCCGAGGATCCCGAGGCCTGCGCCGCCGTGGCGGATTTCCTCGTCACGGTCGAGGATCACCCGATGGCGGCGGGCGCGGCCCTGCAGGCCTTCCTTGAAGGCTGGCTGGACCGGATCAGCCCGCGCGAGGCGGAGGGCGTGATGCAGGGCGAGGATGCCGGGCCGCTCTTCGACTGGCAGGGCCGGAGGGATCTGCAATGATCACCGCCCGCAAGGCCAGCCCCGAGGCAGAGAACGCGCTGCGCGCGATCTGCACGCATCTGTCCATGACCGCGACGCAGGACGAGAACCTGGCGCTCTGGCTGCAGGAGCTGCAGGCCATCGCCGAGGATTGCGAGCATTGCGCCAAGCCGATGGGCGCCATGCTGGCGAGTGCCGAGGCGCTGTGCCGTGCCAAGGGGCTGGACGCGCGGGCGGCTGCGCTGGCGCGGCTGCGTGCCGAGGTGCACCGCTACTACCTGGGTGCCGCGGGACATTGGGTTGAGGCCTGGCGCGAGACGCAGGCCGGCGGGGTGCTCGAATGACCTCCACCACCACGGATCGCCAGAAGGCCGAAACCGAACGGCGCATGGCCGTCGAAGCCGCGATCGAGGATTGCCGGGCACGCCCGATCCGCGAGGTTGCGGCGGAGTTGCAGCTTGGCCTTGAGGAAAAGTCGGGCTGGCTGTCCGGTCCTTGTCCGGTCTGCGGCGGTCATGACCGGTTCAACATCAACACGCGGGACGGCGGGTTCTTCTGTCGCAAGGGCTGCGAGGCGCGGGGATCCGGGCCGATCGACCTGGTCATGGTGACCCTGCGGCTGGAGTTCATGGACGCGGTGCGGGAAATGCACGGCGATCTGCCCGAGAAGGTCACGCAGGAAGAGCTTGACCGCCGGCGCGCGCAACGTGCCAAGGCAGAGGAAAAGCGCGCGGCGGAGGCCGAGCGGCACCGCGAAAAGGCGATCGAGGGCGCGCGCGGGATCTGGACCCGGGCCAGGGGGCAGGGGATGCAGCCGGTGCGGGACTACCTGGCCCTGCGGGGCCTCACGCCGGAGCGGTTGCCGGAACTGCCCGGGTGCCTGCGTTACCTGCCGGACCAGGCCTATGTGCTGAAACGGGTCGTCGATGGGCGCCGCGAGCTGGTGACCATGCATCGCGGCCCGGCCATGATCGCCGCGATCCAGGGGCCGGACGGGCGCCTGACCTGTGTGCACCAGACCTGGTTCGACCTGTCCCGGCCGAAGGGCAAGCCCGAGATCCTCTGGCAGGGCGAACGGCAGCGCAACAAGCTGACCCGGGGATCGCAGCGCCGCGCCGCGTTGCGCCTGATCACGCCGGATCGCTTTGACACGCTGGTCATGGGTGAGGGCATCGAAACCACGCTGACCGCCGCCGTCGCCTGGCGCGAGGCGCTGGGGCCGGAGGTGGCCTATTGGGCCGGGATCAGCCTGGGCCACATGGCGGGCAAGATGCGCAAGATCCCAGGCAAGCGGTATTCCGGCCTGCCGGACATGGCCTGCGAGGACGGGTTCTATCCGCCGCCCTGGGTGCGTCGCCTGATCTTCGTCATGGACGGGGATTCCGACCCCGGCCCGACCCGCGCCAGGCTGGAATGCGGAATCCGCCGGGCCATGCGCCTGAACCCCGGCCTGCGGGGGCAGATCGTCCCGGCGGGCGAGGGTGTCGACCTGAACGATTTGATTGCGCCGTCTTCCCCTGCGGAGACGGCCACCGACCCAAGATAAGCCCGGAAAGAGGCAGTCATGACAGGCATCGAGGAGGTGCGCGCCACTCTGGACGCAGCCGAGGACGTGACCCCGCCCGAGGATTGGGCGGCACCGGAGGATCCGGGCGGTCCCGGTGACATGCCCCCTCCCGGGCCGCCCCATGACATGGGTGGCCCGGATGATCCGCCGCCGCCCGAGGCCGAAGGGGCGCTCTTGCCCCTCAACGACACCGGGAACGGGTTGCGCTTCGCGCTCTACTGCGGGGGTGAGGCGCTCTACGTGCCCCGCGTCGGCTGGCACATCTGGGACAAGAAGCGCTGGAAGCTGGACCCGGACGGGATCGCCGTGCGACGCCATGCCCAGACCATCCACGACCGGATCACGAAAGAGATCCCGCACCTGCAGTTGAAAGAGGCCGAACAGCGCAAGCTGGACCGGCTGGGCGACGTGCGCGCCGAGCTGCGCGACCTTGAACACCCGAACGACCGGATGAGCGAAGAAGACCGGCTGGAACGGCGCGGCAAGCTGCTGGAGGAAAAGGATGCGCTGAACGGTGCGCTCTGGGGCAAGGGCAGCAGCCGCCAGCGGCACCTGACCTTTGCCAAGTCGGCGGGCAATTCGAACGCGATCAAGAACATGATGACCGAGGCGGTCACCAGCCTGCACCGCGACGTCGAGGACCTGGACGCCGATCCGCTGACCGTGAACACCGCAAGTGGGTTGTTGCATTTCACAGTGGTCGACATGCGCGAAGAGGGCGGTGGCAAGCAGGCAGAGCTGGCCGTGCTGCCCCATGCGCGCGAGGTTACGATCCCCGGCCGGAACCGGGCGCAATACATCACCAAGATGATGCCGGCGGAATACGATCCGACGGCCACCTGTCCCCGGTTCGACAAGTTCCTGGCGCGCGTGCAGCCCGATCCGGAAATGCGGGCCTTCCTGCAGCGCTGGTTCGGCCTGTCGATGACGGCCTTGCCGGTGCAGAAGTTCCTCTATTGCTACGGCATGGGCGCCAACGGCAAATCGCTGCTGACCAACCTGATGCGCCGGATGATGGGCGACTATGCCACGATGGTCCGGATCGAGAGCCTGACGGGCAAGAACCGCAAGTCCGGATCGGACGCGACGCCCGACCTGATGCGCCTGATCGGCGCGCGCGCGGCCATCACCAACGAGCCCGAAGAGGGTGAGCGCCTGCAGGAACAGAAGGTCAAGGAAATGACCGGCGGTGACGAAATGCTGGTGCGCAACCTGCATTCCGACTTTGTCGCCTTCACGCCCTATTTCAAGCTGACGTTCACCGGCAACCACAAGCTGGAGATCCGCGGCACCGATGACGGGATCTGGCGCCGGCCGCTGCTGTGCCCCTTCGACGTGCAGATCCCGGAAGGGGAACGGGACGAGAAGCTGGGCGATGCGCTGTTCTCGGAAGAGCGATCGGGGATCCTGAACTGGATGATCGCGGGTCTGCTGGATTACCTCGAAGGCGGTCTGCAGGAGCCAGCGCAGGTGGTCCAGGCGACGGAGGATTACCGCAAGGACAGCGACCCGCTGGGCGACTTCCTGGCGACGGGGTGCGAGATCGACGGCGGCGGTGATTTCCTGCCTGCCCGCGAGCTGGTCGAGGCCTGCTATCTCTACCTGCTGGAGAACACCAGCCACGCATGGCAGCCCGGGAACCTGCAGCGCAAGCTGAAAGAGCGGTCGGGCAAGTACATGCACCCGGCGACGGGCAAGACCTATACCCGGCACAAGAAGAACGGGACCTGGGGCTATTCCGGGATCCGCCTGACCAAGGACATGCGGGCCCGGCTGGACGATGCCCCGCGCGATGCCAAGGGCCTGCCCCTGATCCGCAAGGACAGCGGCGGTTCCGGCGCGGGCGAGGATTGGGGCACATGAGCCTGCCCAAGGATTACTGGCTGCTGGCGCCGACGACGGCCGCGCGCAAGGCCGAGCTGGAGGACATGATCCTGCAGGCCCAGGCGTGTGGCCACATCCCGACATCCGGATTGTCGACCAACGTCGAACGCCGCGCCTGGCTGCAGCAAGCGCGATCGGCGGAGTGGGATCGCCGACAAATGTCCCGAAGGGCCGCGCCGGTGCGCCGGTCCCCCTGCGAGATCCCGGCGCGCGTGGTCAACGCCTGGCTGCGCACTCTGCCGCCTGACACGGGTCAAACGCCATGACCGCGCGGGGTGTGAGCCGCCAGAGCGCCGCCCGCACCCCGCACCCCTGCATCCTCCAATCCGAAAATTCGGGGCAGAAGTCCCGAGTTCTGCCCCGAACGGGGCATGTCTTGGCGCGCAGGCGATCATGGGAAATCCCGCCGGATCAAGGCGTTGATGCCTTCTTGGGGCAGGTGGGGCGCTTGGGGCAGCTTTTTGCGGGTTACACACACGCGCGAGACTGCGGGGGTCCGGGGGTGGTGTTCCTCGTGTGTAGGGTGAAATTTTGCGCCCCATCTGCCCCGCGTGCCCCGCCGTCCCGATTTCACACGTGTTTTCAGCGCCTTGCCGGTTCCGCTTCCTGTGGGAAGTTCTGCCCCGTCTTGGTGCGTTCTGCCCCGGCTGCCCCATACCTGCCTCCCTGAAATCAACATCTTGCTTCAAAGCCAAAAGAAGAGACGAAATATGGAATTGAGGACCGACATGAGCACGAAACCCAAGCTGTCCGACCGGTTGCCGGAGGTTATCTACGTCTCGCCCTTCGGCGTGGCGCGGCTGGATTGGCCCTGGAACGGTGGCGGGCGCGCGCGCCTGGCCGAAGCGGATGCCCGCACCCGGGCGCGGGCCGATGCGGCGGGTTTGCCCGGACGGGTCAGCCCGCATATCGCCGCCGCCCCGGCGCGCGGTCCCTGCATTGCCGAGGTCCCGCGCGAGACGGTGATGACCGCCAGCGGTCCGCGCGACCGCCGCGCATCTCCGGTCGGCTTCGATCGGCTGCGGATCGGCGATGCCTTCGACGTTATGGAAGAGCAGGCCCGGCGTGGCTGGCCGCGCGTGGTCGAGGCCGCGCGCAAGGCGCATCCCGACGTGGTGGCCAAGGCCCGCGCGCGGCACGAGGCGCTGGACGCGGCGCGGGTTGCGCGGGGCGAAAAGCCTGTCCGGTTCCGCCCGCCCAAGTTCGTTGAACCGGTGTTCCAGCCGCCCTTCACGCCGGGGCAGGTGGCAGCGGCCCGGGACTATGCGGCCCTGACCGAGCGGGTCGCATCCTCCGGGATCAAATGCTCTTCGGTCGAGACGGTCGGGGGCGGCGGCGGTGGCCTGTCCGAAGCGGTGGCGCGGGACATGATGCGGCTGGCGGCGCTGCATCGGCGGATCGGGGACGGGCTGGCCAAGGACGCGGTGCGCCCGTCGAAAGGCGGGATGCGGTCGGCGATCCGGGTTCGGGCGCTGGTGGATCAGGTCTGTCTTGGTGGTGCGACGATCTCCCAGGTGCTGGCGGCACATGGATGGGGCGCGAACAAACGGATGAGGGGCCTTCTGCAGGAGGCTTTGGGCGCTGCACTGGACAGGATGCGGGGGTACGACTTGGTCCGACCGCAAAATCTGCCTTGACATGAAGGTCCGCCGGATCTTACGACTATGTCATCATCACGAAATGCGCCCGGGGCCGAGAGGTCACCGGGCGCTTTGCGTTGCATCCATCCAGACAAGAGGGGCAGGCATGGGCAGGCTGGCAGGTCGCGGCCTGCCGGGGCGATTGGGTTCTGCGCCGTCGCGTGTGACCCCTGCCCCGGAGCGCCGCGCGGAACCGGGCGGCGATGCCTGGCGCAAATGGTACTCGACCGCGCGATGGGCGCGCCTGCGCCGCAAGGTGCTGACCCGCGATCTCTGGGTTTGCCAGGCCACCGGCGTGGCGCTGGTCTCGGGCAGGACCGCGCCGAATTCGGCGGTGGTCGACCATATCCGCCCGCACCGCGGCAATCCGGCCTTGTTCTGGGATGAACGCAACCTGCGCGCGGTCTGCAAGCAATGGCACGACAGCGAAAAGCAGCGCCTCGAGAAGCGGGGCCTTGCCTGACCGCCTCAAAGGGGAGGGGTGGGTTGAAAGTCGCAGGTGCCTTTAGACGGAAACCGACCGCCCCACCACGCGGAGATTTTTTTTCATGAGCGATGAAAAACCGACCCGCGACTTGTTCGGGGAGCTCACGGTGATGCCCTCAGGGCGCCGTGGGCGGCCCGCTCACCAGAGGAGCCAAAGCGCGGCAAACCGGGTGATCCTGGGCTGTGCGGTGGGTCTTAGCGTCGAGGAGATCGCAAAGGGGCTCGGCGTATCGGAGCCCACCTTGCGCAAGCATTATTTTTCGGAGCTCAAGATGCGGGACATGCACCGCACCCGGCTTGACCTGGCGCGGCTCGAGACGCTCGCCACCCAGGCGCTCGCCGGGAACGTGGGCGCGGATCGGCAGTTGCAAAAGATGGTCGAGCAATTCGACCGCCGCCGCCAGGCGCGCGAGATCGAGGGCAAGCCGGCGGCCGCGCCTGCCGAGAAGCTCGGGAAGAAAGCGGCGGCGCGCAAGGCCGCGGAAACCGCCCTGCAAGATGGCTGGGGCGGCGACCTGCAACCGGACAACTGGCACTAGATGGCCGCGCAGGTTGAGGGCGGCGCCTGGTCAACGGCGGTGCCCGATTGGGAGGAGCGTCTCCTCGAGGGCCGCTCGCTGGTGCCCGATCTTCCGCTTTTCGAGGCCTCGGCCGAGAAGGCCCTGCGGATTTTCAAGCGCCTGAAGGTGCCCGATCTCTACGGGACGCCGACCTATGGCGAGGTGTGCGAGGAGTGGGTTTTCGATTTCGTGCGGGCGGTGTTCGGGAGCTATGACCCCGAGACCCGCAAGCGGATGATTTCGGAGTTCTTTCTCCTCATCCCGAAAAAGAACGGCAAGAGCGCCATCGCCGCGGCGATCATCGTAACGGCCGCGATCCTCAACGACCGGCCCGAAAACGAGCTGATCCTGATCGCCCCGACGCAGAAGATCGCCGGGATCGCGTTCAAGCAGGCGATGGGGATCATCAAGCTAGATCCTGTTCTGGGCGGGCCTGACGGGTTCGGCCGCGAGGGCGGCATCTTCAAGACGGACAAGAACAAGCACGAGATCACCCATCAAGTCACGGGCGCGGTGATCCGCATTCTCTCGGCCGATGGCGATGTGGTCACGGGATCGAAAGCGGCCTTCATCCTGGTGGATGAAAGCCATGTGCTCCTCGCCAAGGCCAAGGCGGCGGATATCATGATCGAGCTGCGCGGCGGTCTGGCCTCGCGGCCCGAGGGCTTCCTCTTGCAGATCACGACGCAGAGCAAGGACCGGCCGACAGGGGAGTTTGAAAAGCAGCTCAACACCGCCCGCGCGGTGCGCGATGGCACGCTCGAGCAGCCGCTCCTCGCGGTGCTCTACGAGCTGCCGCAGGCGATGGCGGAAAAAGAGGCCTGGCGCGATCCCGCGACCTGGGGGCTGGTCAATCCGAACCTCGGGGTTTCGGTCGATGAGGGGTTTCTCCTCAATGCCTTCCGCAAGGCCGAGGATGAGGGCATCGAGGCGGTGGCGAAATTCGCCTCGCAACACCTCAATGTGCAGGTGGGGCTCGGGCTCAAATCCGGGCGATGGCTGGGCGCGGATTACTGGCTGGGGGCCAAGCGCGAGGAGATCACGCTCGAGCATATCCTCGAAACGTCCGAGGTGCTGGTGGGCGGCCTCGACGGCGGCGGCCTCGATGATCTTCTCGGTTTTGCGCTGATCGGCCGCCACGCGAAAACCAAACGGTGGCAGGCCTGGGCGCGTGCCTGGGCGGATCGCGCGGTTCTTGGGCTGCGGCCCAAGATCAAGGCCGAGCTCGAGGAGCTCGAGGCATCCGGTGATCTGATCCTGGTGGACAGTCTCGAGGATGCAAACCTCGAGATCGCGGCGCTCTGCCGGCGCATCTACGATCTGGGACTGTTCCCCGAAAAGGCGGGGCTGGGCTTCGATGCCTACGGGGTTTCCGCGATCCTCGACGCGCTCGAGGCCGAGGGGCTGGACGGCGAGCATGTCGTGGCGGTGGGCCAGGGCTACAAGCTCAAGGGCGCGATCCAGAGCGCGCCGGTGATGCTCAAGAATGGCCGCCTGGTGCATGGCGGCCAACGGCTGATGACCTGGTGCGTGGGCAATGCGCGGGTGCGCGCGACCACGGCGGCGGTGATGATGGACAAGAGCGAGGCCGGATCGGCCAAGATCGATCCGGTGATCGCCCTCCTCAACGCCTTTCAGCTCATGGCGATGCACCCGCAAGCCGCGCCGCGGCGCGATCTTTCGGACGTAATCAACAACATGGTGATGCACGCATGATGCGATTTATTCAGGCGGCCCTGCGCGGCATCCGCGCGGAGGTGGCCCTGGGCGGCGAGGGATGGGAGGCGATCAGCGGCTCGGGCCGCGTGCTTTCGACCGCCGGCCGGCGATCCAGTGCCGGGCCGATGGTGAGCCCCGAAACGATCATGAACCTCTCGACGGTCTGGGCCTGCACCTCGGCCACCGCGCAGCTTGTCGCCTCGCTGCCCTGCCATCTTTACGAGCGCGGGCCGAACGGCCGCCGCACGCGGCTCGATGATCCGCTTGCGGCGATCCTCTTTGATCGCCCGAACACGACGCAAACCGGCGTCGAGTTCTGGGAGGGCGCCATCGCGCAACAGCTCATCGGCGGGAATGCCTATGCCCGCCGGCTCAAGGTGGGCAACCGGCTGGTGGGGCTCGAGCCGCTTCTCGACGTGACCCCCAAGCGCAAGGGCGGGGGGTTCGAGTATCAGGTGCGCGAGGCGGGCGCCCGCACCCGCGTGCTGCCCGCGTCCGAGGTGCTGCACCTGCGCGGCTTTGGCGTGGGCGGTGGCCTGGGCCTCTCGGCCGTGCGCTATGGCACCCAGAGCTTTGGCGCGGCGCTGGCGGCCGAGCGGAGCGCGGCGCGGGTTTTCTCGAATGGCTTGCAGCCCTCGGGCGTCCTGCAATCCAAGGACACGCTCACGCCAGAGCAGCGCGAGACGATGCAGGCCGTTCTTGAACGCTACGCCGGATCGGAAAAGGCCGGCAAGGTCATGGTGCTCGAGGCCGGCCTCGAGTTCAAAACGGTCCAGTGGAATCCCGAGGACGTGCAGCTCCTCGAAACCCGCCGCTTTCAGGTCGAGGAAATTTGCCGCTGGTTTGGCGTGCCGCCGGTGGTGATCGGCCACGCGGGCGCCGGTCAAACGATGTGGGGGACGGGCGTCGAGGCCATCCTGATGGGCTGGCTGCGCACCGGGATCAACCCGATTCTGGTACGCAACGAGGCCCGGCTGAATGCCGAGACGATCCCGCCCGCCAAGCGCGGCAAATGGTTCTGGCAGTATGACCGCGAGGCGATGCTGCAAATGGACAGCAAGGCCAAGGGCGTATTCCTGTCCACAATGGCGACAAGCGGCACCATGACCGCAAACGAGCGGCGCGAGCGCCTCGGCCTCGAGCCTCACAGCGACCCGCAGGCCAATGACCTCCTCGGTCAAACCGCCCTGGCGCCGCTGCGCGATCTCACCGGGAACGGTGGTGGCGCGTGATCTGCCCGGCCTGCAAGGGCTTCGGCTGGGTTTTGTGGGTGTTCCCCGAACGCCGCCCCCGGCCTGCGCTCTGGTTTAACCGAGGCCCGAATGGCGAGCGGCCGTCACAGTGCGACGCCTGCGAAACGATTGAAAAGGAGGCCTGACCGATGCCTGACATGCCGCCCCTGACCCTGGGCGCGCGCCCTGACGTGCGCGCGCATATCACCACCAGCGCAATCAATAGCTGGGATGCGTCCCTACGCGCGGCGGTCGAGGATGAGGCCTCGATCTCGATCCTTGACCCCATCGGCGCCGACATGTGGGGCGACGGTGTGACGGCCAAGCGGATCGAGGGCGCCCTGCGCCGGATCGGCGGCCGCGCGGTCACGGTCAAGATCAACTCGCCCGGCGGCGACGTTTTCGAGGGCGGGGCGATCTATGAGCTCCTGCGCCAGCATAGCCGCGACCGTGGCCCGGTATCGGTGCATGTCCTGGGGCTGGCGGCCTCGGCCGCCTCGATCATCGCAATGGCGGGCGATGAGGTGCTGATCGGGCGCTCGGCCTTTGTGATGATCCACAATTCGCACGTCATCGCTCACGCAAACCGTCATGGATTTGCCCAGATTTCGGAATGGCTCGAGCCTTTTGATACCGCGATGGCGGAGGTTTACGAGGCACGCACCGGGATGGCGCGGGCCGATATCACAGCCATGATGGACGCCCAGCCAGATGGCACCTGGCTGACGGCTGCCCGTTCGGTCGAGCTGGGCTTTGCCGATGGCTATCTCGACGGTTCCGAGGTGACCCATGCGGGCGCGGATGCGGCGGCACGCGAATACCTGCGCGCCGAGAAGCGTTTTGACCTGGTGGCCGCGCGGGCGGGCATCGGGCGCAATGACGCGCGGGGCCTCCTGCGCGATCTGAAAGGTGACTTGCCTGGTGCGGTCACAACCGGCTTGCCTGGCGCGGCCGATATCGAGGCCGGGCTCGCGGAGCTCCTGGCCGATCTCAAATCCTGAAAATCGGAGAACGATATGAAACACGTTCCTTTCAACGTCATGGCCGCGGCCATGCGCGCCAACGCGCCGGCCGGCGTCCTGGGCAATCCCCGCGCCGATGCGGGCAATGTCGCGCAGCTCCTCAAGGATGTGCGCGCCGAGGTGGGCGGCCTGCGCGACGATGTGATGAAAAAGGCCGAGGCCGCGGTCAAACAGGCCGAGAAGGGCGAGGCCCTTTCGACCGAGCTCAAGGCGCAGATCGATGAGATCATGCCCAAATTCAACGAGGCCACCAAGGCGCAGGCCAAGCTCGAGGGCCAGCTCGAGGCGCTCGAGGCGCGCACGCTGGACGTGGAACAGCTCGCGGCCTCGGGCGGTCGCGGCGGCCAGGCGCAGCTTTCGGTCGGCGCCGAGGTGGCGCAAAGCGATGAGCTCAAGGCGTATGTCGAGGGCGGCTTGCAAGGGTCTTTCACCTTCAAACCGCAGGCGGCGATCACCACCGTGGACACCTCGGGCGCGGCCTGGTCCGAACGCGAGACCACGCCGGTGAACATGGCGCGCCGCGCCCTGCGCATCCGTGGCTTGCTCAATGTCGTGACCACCGGCGCCAGCGTGATCGAGTACGCCAAGCAGACCTTGCGCACGGATAACACCGGCATGGTGGCCGAGGGGGGCACCATCCCCGGCGGTGATCTGGGCTGGACGCAGACCGAAACCAACGTGCGCAAGATCGGGCATTCGATCCCGGTTTCGGATGAGGCCATCGCGGATATCGCGCGCCTGCAAGGCGAGATCGACGGCGAGCTGCGCTATGGCCTGAATTTCAAAGAGGAGACGCAGCTCCTCGCGGGTGATGGCACCGGGCAAAACCTCTCGGGCCTCATCACCGAGGCCACCGCCTTCTCGGCGGCCGCCGGCCTGCCCGATACCAACCGCCTCGAGCGCCTGCGCCTCGCCATGCTGCAAGTCGTTCTGAACGATTACGCCGCGGATGCGCTGGTGCTGAACCCGACCGATTGGGCGGCCATCGAGCTGACCAAGGACAGCCAGGGCCGTTTCATCATCGGCAACGCGGACAGCCCCGCCGGCCCGAGCCTGTGGCGCCTGCCCGTTGTCGAAAGCAACAGCATGATCGCCGGCTCCTGGCTGGTCGGCGCGCTGGCGATGGCGGCGACGCTCTACGACCGCCAGGAAACCGAGGTTCTGATTTCCTCGGAGCATTCCGACAACTTCATCAAGGGCATGAAAACCGTGCGGGCGACCAAGCGGGTGGCCCTGGCGGTCAAGCGGCCGTCCTCGCTGGTGACGGGTGATTTCACTTTCGTCTGATCCTGGTGATCGCAACAGCCTGGGGCGGATCACCGCCCCAGGCCCGCAACCCCTGACAGGAGGCCCCGACATGGCCGAGAAGTTCCTGCGCATGACGCGCACGCAAACCGGCGATGCCGGCACGTTTCACGCGGGCCGCATCTACCGCGAGACCCCGAAAACCGCCAAGGCCTTGGCCGCCTATCTCAAGCGCGGCTTTGCCGAACCGATCACAAAGAAAGAGATCGCAGCCCTCGAGGCGGCCGGCGGGGTGGCCGGGGCCGCGGCCGCAGAGGCCAAGGAAGCGGAGGCCAAGGCGGCAGCGGAAAAGGCAGCGGCCGAGAAGGCAGCGGCCGAAAAGGCGGCAGCGGAAAAGGAAGCTGCCGAGAAGGCGGCGGCCGAGAAGGCCGGGGAATAACCCGCCATGCTCGAGCTCCTGACAGAGCCGGCGGCCGAGGTCATGACCTCGGCCGATCCGATCCTGCGCGCCCAGCTTCGCCTCGAGGAGGGCGAGACCGAGGAGGACGCCTTGATCGATGCGCTGGCGGTTTCGGCGCGAATGCATGTCGAACGCTATGCACGGATCGGGCTTTTGCCGCAGACATGGCGGCTGACGCTGGGATATTGGCCCGCCTGCGCGCTGGCCTTTCCGCGTGCCCCGGTGCGATCCGTCGAGGCGGTGCGATACACGCAAAGCGACGGCTCGCAGGCGGTGCTCGATCCGGCCGACTACGAGCTGACAAAAGCCGGCCCGACTGCCGGGCTCGCGCCGGCTTTCGGCAAGGGCTGGCCGGCGATCCCGCATCGCGGCCGCGTCGAGATCGATTTCTCGCTCGGCTATGACGATGCCGCCGCGATCCCGGCGCCGATCAAGCAGGCCATCCGCCTCGAGGTCGCGCACCTGTTCGCAAACCGCGAGGCGGTGGCGCAGGGCGGCCTCGCGCCGATCCCGCTGGGCGTTGCCGACCTACTGGCGCCGTATCGGCTTTTCGTATGAGCGGCGCCGGCAAGCTTTGGCACCGGCTGGCCTTCGACAAGCCAACCAAGGACCGAAACACTTTTGGCGAGGACGTGGCGACCGATTGGGCCGAGCAGCACGCCACCCGCGGCGAGCTGATCTATCAGGCCGGCAGCGAGGCCATCGCGGCCGCGCGCTATGCCGGGCGCCAGGTGCTCAAGGTGAAAATCCGCACCGGCACCGGCGCCCGCGCCATCAAGGTGGGCTGGCGGATGCGCCTTCTCGCGAATGGCACGACCTGGGACGTCAAGGAAGTGGACGCGATCACGCAACGGGCTTTCGTGTTCCTGGTGATCGAGGGGCCGGTTTCGTGACCGTCAAGCTCGACGTGAAAGGCTTTCGCGAGATCGAGAAGGCCCTCGCAAAGCTGCCCGCCTCGACGGCCAAGGGGGTGGCAAAGCGCGCCATGCGCGCCGAGCTCAAGCCCGTGGCCTCGATGGCAAACGCGCTTTGGCCGGGTGCGGATGATGATGTTTTCAAGGTGGGCAGCAAGGTCAAGGGCGGCCAGCCGCAGCCAAAGCGCGGCCGGTCGATTGTCAACCTGCATGTGGGGGCGGTGAACAAGCCCGAGGCGCACCTGATCGAATGGGGCACCGGCCCGCGCAAGCACGAAAGCGGCAAGTATGTGGGCGCCGTCGCGCCGCAGGGGATGCTCGGCCCGGCCTGGGACGCCAACCGGCACGGGATGCTCGAGGGCCTCGGTGCGCGGCTCTGGGATGAGATCGCCAAGACGATGGCGCGCCGCGCAGCAAAGGGGAAATGACGCAATGGACATTGCCAAAATCACGGTTACGCCGCGGCGCTGGTGGACATGCACCGGGCTTGTCGGCGCCGCCCTGGCCGCGGCCGGGCTCAAGCTGGGCTTGCCCCTGCGCATCTTCTGCAAGGTCAAGGTCGGCTGATGGAGGAGGAGCTACTCGCGCTCCTCTCGGGCGCCGTGGCCTGGCGGGTTTCCTGGGGATCGCTGGGCGAGGATGATGGCCTGCCGCGCGCCGCGATCTACCGGCAGGGCGGTGAGCGCGATCACACGATGCGCGGCCCGGCGGGCATGACCTCGCGCGTTCAAATCGATTGCTACGGCGAGACCTTTGCCGAGGCCATCGGCGCAAGCCGCGCCCTGCGCCAGGTGCTCGAGGGCTACCGGGGCGGCGTGATCCTGGGCGCCTTTCTCAAATCGGTGCGGGACGACCTGCCCGAGGACGTGGGGCCCCTGCGCCGCGTCTCGATGATCTTCTCGGTGGTGCACCGGGATTAACCCCGCGGGCCTTGCCCGCATTTCCTGACAAGAGGAGAGCCAAATGGCTGAATCTGTTTCTACCATCGGCTACGGCGACAAGCTGGAATGGTCGACCGATGGCGGCACCACCTGGACGGAGGTTGCCGAGCTGAAAACCTGCGACGTGCCCGCGCATACGGTCGAGAAAGCCGAGCGCACACACATGAGCTCGCCGGGACGTACAAAGGAATATACGCCGGGCCTGCGCGACCCGCAGGACGTTTCTTTCGCCTTCAACTTCAACAGCACGGATTACGCTGCGCTCTACGCGCTGGAAACCGCGGGCACGGTGGCAGACTGGCGGCACACGCTGGCGACCGAGGACGGCACCGCCACCGGGGCGATCTACGAATATGCCGGTTTTGTCGAGCTGGCGGGCGGCGCCCGTGAGGTCGAGGGCGTGGCCGAGGTCACGGCCACGATCAAGCGCACCGGCGTTGCGACCTTCACGGCGGCCGCCTGATGCTGGGCGAGGTTCCCCTGGGCGAGGGTGAAAATCGCCAGGTGCTCAAGCTCTCGGCTTCGGCAATGGTTCGGATCGAGCGGGCGCATGATGCCGGCATCCAGAAGGTTTTGGCGGACATGCAATCGGAGGAGAACGGCTTTTCGGTGGCGCGCTTCATCGGCCTCTTTACCGAGTTTCTGAACGCCGGCAAGGGCGCGAGCGAGGAGGAGGCGCTCGACCTCATCGACGCGGTTGGATTTGCGCCGGCCGTGGCCGCCTTTGAAAAGGCCTGCGAGGTGGCTTTTCCGCAGGAAGCGCCGGGAAAGCCGACCCCCCAGGGCAAGCGGAAACCGGCCCGCAAGTAATCGGGCGGCGCCAGGACTTCGGGCGCCTTCTCGAGCATTGGGTGGCGGCGGGGCAAGACCCCGCCGCGCTCTGGGGGTACTGCCCGCGCGAGATCGATCACATCCTGCGCGGGGCGGCCTATCGCGATCAGGCCCAGGCCTGGCTCGCAGGCCGATATGGGGCGGTAGGGTTCCACCATCCGCAAGACTTTCCGAACGCACCGAAGTTGATCGATTTCGCCCCGCCCGCCTCGGGCGTCGAGGCCGAGATCGCGGCGATCCGCCGGCGGGTGCGCGTCGAACACGACACCAGACAAGCGAGGGGCGATAATGGCAATTGAGATCGGCGCGCTGCGCGCGCTTCTGAGCCTCGACAGTGCCGCTTTCGAGCGCGGCGCCAAGCGTGCCGAGGCAAGCATGAGCGGGTTGCAGCGCTCGCTGGCCCGCGCCTCGCAGAAGCTGGGCGAGATCGGCCGCAAAATGACCACCCGCGTCACCTTGCCGATTGTCGGGATTGGTGCGGCGGCGGTCAAAAGCTCGCTTTCGACCATCGACGCGCAAAGCAAGATGGCGCAGAGCCTTGGCACCTCTACGGCATCGATGCAGGTTTTGGCCCGCGCTGCGGATCGCGCCGGTGTCTCGACCGGCGAGCTTGAGCAGATCGCCCGCCAGCTCACAAAGCGGCTATCCGAGGCCGCCCAGGGCGGCGGCCCGGCGGCAAAGGCGCTCAAGCGTCTGGGGATAAGCGCGCAGAGCCTCGAGGGGCTCAACATGGATCAGAAGATTGCCCGCATTAACAAGGCAATCGAGGAGACAGTGCCCGCGGCGGAACGCGCCGCGGTGGCAACCGCGATTTTCGGTTCCCGCGCCGGCCTGGTGGCCGGCCGTCTGGACGCTTCGACAATCGAGGCGGCGCGCAAGGAAATGGAGCGCTTCGGCGTAACGGTTTCGGAAATCGAGGCTGACCGGGTGGAGGAGGCCAACGACGCGATTTCGAGCCTCGGCCTTGTTGTGCGTGGCCTGGGAAATCAGCTTGCCGTTGCCCTGGCGCCTCTTTTGAAAGGTGCGGCCGAGGTGATCGCAAACGTGGCGGCCGGCTTCAATTCCCTGGGGCCTGGCATGAAAACGGCAATTGCCGGTGTCTTGGCGTTTGCCGCGGCCATCGGGCCGGTGGCTATTGCCCTGCGCGTTGTCACGCTCGGCCTGTCCAGCACGGTGGGGTTGGCGGCCAGTATGGGCGGCGCGGTCCTGACTTTGGCCGGGCACATCGGGGCCTTGATCCGCGCATTCGGCCTCTTGCGCATGGCACTGATTTCAACCGGCATCGGTGCTCTTGTGGTTGCCGCTGGCGTGCTCGCAAGCTGGTTTATCAAGCTGGTACAGCGCACGGGCGGCTTGGGTAACGCGCTTTCGCTTCTGGGCGATATCGCCGGCGCCGTCTGGCAGGGAATGATTGATTCCGCAAAGGCGATCCCGCCAGGTCTGAAAGCCGTCTGGGCCAGGATGCAGGCGGGTTTCCTTTTCGCTTTGTCAAACATGGCGACGAAGTTTCATGATTTCGTTTGGCGCATCGGCAATGCCGCCAACGAGCAAGGCCTCGAAGGCCTGGGCAAGAGCTTGATGGGCGTGGCCGAGGCCGCGAGCGAGGCATCCGGCACACTGTACCGCGCCGGCGCGGCCGTCAGTGAAAGGGCCAAGGCTTCGATTGGGGATGCCGCGGCAACCATCAAGGCGGCATTCGAGCCGGCCGCGCAACATGTTGCCAAACTGGGTTCCCTCATGAGTGATGCCGCGGACGAAACGGATCAGGCCGCCGCGGCCGCCAGAGACCTCGATACCGCGCTCGATGGTGTTGGCGGTGAGGGCGGCGCCGCTTCGACCGCTGCCAAGGGCCTGAGCAAGGTCAAGGACGAGGCCGAAAAGGCCGCGGAGAAGATGAAAGAGGCTTTCGACAAGGTGGCGGATCGCATCGGTGATGCGATGGCGTCGGCAATTGTCGATGGCAAAAACATGGGCGATGCGCTGCGCGGCGTGTTCAAGCAGATCGCCAAAGACCTGATCGCTTCCGGCATTCGCAAGCTGATCGGCGGCCTGTTTGGCGGTCTCTTTGGCGGCGGCGGTGGCGGCGGCGGGGGCGGTCTCTTTGGCGGCTTCCGTGCCGAGGGCGGCCCGGTTGCGGCGGGCCGGGCCTACATCGTGGGGGAGCGTGGCCCCGAGCTCATGGTGCCGGGTGCATCCGGCACGATTGTGCCCAACCACGCCCTTGGCGGTGGCGGCGGATCGATATCGATCAGCGTCACGGTGGACGGCGCGCGGGGAAATGCGGAGATCGAGGAAATGGTGCAACGGGGCGTGCAAGGTGGGCTTGCACAATATGACCGCTTTTTGCCCGACCGGGTGGCGGCGATCCGGCGTGACCCGCGGGTGCGCTACTGATGGCGATCACATTTCCGCTCGGCGCGCCGACCTTCTGGGATGGCCTGCGCATCGCCTCGCTTTCGTTTCGCCTGGGCGAGGCGATGAGCGTTTCGGAAACCGGCGGCGGCGAGGTGCTGGCCGCGCGCATGGGAACCCGGCTCTGGTCGGGCGAGGCCCGTATCCCGCCGGCCGAGGATCAGGATCAGACGCTTGCCCTGATCGACCTGATCCGCCAGCCCGGCGCCCCCTTCATGGTCTATGACCGGCGCCGGGAGTTTGCCCAGGCCGATCCCGATGGCGCGATACAGGGCGCCGCGGTCTGCCGTGTGGCAAGCGTGGCGAGCAACGCCCGCGAAATGACCCTCACCGATCTGCCGTCCGGTTATGTGCTGACGCCGGGCGATCATCTTTCGATTTCCTACGGCTCGAGCCCGATCCGGTATTTCCTGGCGCGGGTGGTGACGGGCGGAACCTTTGTCGGCGCGCCGGCGCAAGTGACCGTCGAGGTGGTGCCGGGCATCCCCGAGGCGGTGGCGGCCGATGATGTGGTGCGGCTGATCCAACCGATCTGCAAAGCCGTTTATGTGCCCGACAGTTTCAGCGGCGTCTCGCGCGATCTGGTGCTCGACAGCGGCTTTTCGTTCAAGTGGAGGCAAACCCTGCGATGACCTATCCCGTTGTGGCGCGCGGCGCGCTTGCGCTCGAGGTGCTGATCTGGATCGAGGCCAAGGATCGCGAGACCGGGACGCCGCAGGCGATGGGCCTGCATACCGGCCTCGAGGATCGGGCCTTTGTGATCGATGGCGATCAGCGGACATACACCGGCGCCGGGGCCGTGCTCGAGGTGGCCGACCTGGTATCGCAGGTGGGCCTCGGGGTGCAGATGCAGACCGCGGGCCTGGCCCTTGTCACCGATGAGGTGCAACAGCTCATCCGGGGATATGACGCCCGGCAGGCGCCGGTCGAAATGCACCTCGCGCGCTTCGATCCCGAGACAAACGCCCTGATCGAGATTACCCGCGTTTTCAAGGGCTGGCTCGATGAGGCCACGCTGCGCGAGGGCGTCAAGAATGGCGAGGCCTCGCTCTCGGCCCGCCTGGCAAGTTCGGCCCGCGCCCTGACCCGCCGCGTGCCGCTGCGGCGGTCTGATGAGGCGCACCGCGCGACCCATGCCGGGGATCGGTTCTTTCGCTATGCGGACGTGTCCGGGGCCGTGGGTGTCTGGTGGGGCATGAAGCGCGGCGGCGGCAAGGGCGGGGGTCAGTCGTTTGCCGAGAAGCTGGCAGGCATTTCGTCCCGCTTGGAAAACCGGGGGGGCTCGGCCGATGGTTGAGCGCCGCAAGGATTGGCGGCCGCGCTTGGCCGCATATCTCGGGGAGGTTGCCCGCCTGCGGTTCCGGCCCGGCGAGCATGATTGCGCCCTGTTCGCGGCCGGGGCCGTCGAGGCCATGACCGGCACCGACCTGGCGGCGGGGTGGCGCCGCACCTATCGCACGCTCGAGGATGGCCTCGCGCTCCTGGCGCAGGAGGGGCACGGCGATCATGTGGCGCTTGCCGCCGCGCACCTCGAGGAGGTCGCGCCGATCCGCGCCCAGGTGGGCGACGTGGCGGCCGTGCGTGAAGGCGAGGCGCTGGCCCTGGGGATCGTGCAGGGGCCGTCAATCTATGTGCTGCGGCCCTCGGGCCTGGGCCTTGTGCCCCTGACAGATGCGGAAAGGGCGTTCCGCGTATGATCCGCCTCAACATCCTTGTTCTGGCGCTGGCCTTCCTGGTGGTGGGCGCCGATCCGGCCGCGGCCGAGCCGGTCAGTGCGGCGATTGCCGCGGTCGGTTCTTGGTTTGCCGGCCTGAGTGTCGTCGGTCAGGCGCTTGTGCGGCTGGCCGTGGGCCTTGTCCTGTCCAAGCTGACGCAGGCCAAGCTCAAGACGCCCGAGGCGGTGGGCGGCCTCAAGACCGAGGCCACGCTCACCGGGGGCGACAATTCCGAGGGTTTCGTGCTGGGGCGCTATGCCACCGCCGGCGCCTTTGTCGCGCCCCCACTGAGCTGGGGCTCGCGCCGCGCGCAACTGGTCTATGTGATCGATCTTGGCCTGCCGGGGCAGGTGGTGTCCGGCATCTATGTCAACGGCGAGCGCCAGGCGTGGAGCGGTGTGCAGGACGGCAAGGGCCGCGGCGAGCTGAACACGGGCGGCGCCTATGATGGCCGGGTGTGTCGTTATCTCTATGACGGCACGCAAACCGCCGCCTCGCCCTATCTCCTCAACCGCCTGGGCAGTGATCCAGACTTCCCTTGGACCCCCGACATGGTGGGCAAGGGGCGATCCTATGCGGTCCTGACGTTTATCCTGGACAAGGGCGACAAGGCCAAGTTTTCCGGCCTGCCGACCGTGCTTTTCGAGATCGAGGGCCTGCCGCTTTACGACCCGCGCAAGGATAGCAGCGCGGGCGGTTTCGGGGCGCATCGCTGGAATGACCCAGCGACCTGGGAGCCGACCGAAAACCAGGTCGTGATGATCTACAATATCCTGCGCGGGATCAAATTGCCGAACGGCGCCACCTGGGGCGGGCGCGCCACGGCCGAGGATTTGCCCCTGGCAACCTGGGCTGCGGCGATGAATGAATGCGACCTGTCCGTGACCGTCGAGGGCGGCGGCACCGAGCCGCAATATCGCGCCGGCATCGAGGTGCGCGTGGCGCAGGATGAGCCGGCGCAGGTGATCGAGGATCTTCTGGCATCCTGTTCGGGTGAGCTGGTCGAGGAGGGGGGCACCTGGTTTATCCAGATCGGCGCGCCCGCCCTGCCGTCCTATTTCTTCACCGATGAGGACGTGGTGATCTCTCGCCCGCAGGAGCTCGACCCGTTCCCCGGCCTGGCCGACACGACCAACGCCGTGGCGATCACCTATCCCGAGCCGGCGATGGCCTGGCAGACGAAAGAGGCGCCGACCGTCCTGCGGCCCGATCTCGAGCTCGAGGACGATGGCCGCCGGCAGATCGCAAGCCTGCCCCTGCCGACCTGCCCGTACGCGATCCAAGCGCAGCGCCTCGCCAAGAGTTACCTCGAGGACGCCCGCCGGTTCCGGGTGCACCGCCTGACCCTGCCGCCGGATGCGGCGCATGTGCCGCCGCTTTCAACCGTGGCCTGGACCAGCGCCCGCAACGGCTATGCGGCCAAGCTGTTCGAGGTGCAAAAGAAACAGGTGCAACTGCGCACGCTCCTGACACAGGTGGCCGTGCGCGAGCGCGATCCCGGCGATTACGATTGGAGCGCCGCGGATCAATTGCCCTATGACGTGCCCCCGGCCACGGTCACGACGCCTGAGCCCTACGCGCTCGAGGGGCTTTCGGTTGTCGCCGGTGCGATCTCTGACGGCACCACGGGCCGCCGCCCGGCGGTGATCGCGACCTGGACCGAGGACGGCGCCGGGGGCGTCGATTACGAGGTGAGGCTTTCCGGCGGCGAGGTGATCGCCCAGGGCCGCGCCCCGGCCGAGGCCGCGCGCCTGGTGGTGGCCGAGGGCGTTCTGCCGGCCACCGATTACGAGGCCCGCCTGCGCCCCGCCGGCGAGGAGGAGCTCTTTGACTGGTCCGATTGGCTCGAGGTCACAACGCCCGACCTGCGCCTGACCGAGGCCGACCTGGCCGATACCCTTGCGGGCAAGATCGATGCGGCCTTTGACCGCCACGACGCGGCGCTTGCCGATGCAACCGGCGTGATTGCCGAGCTGCGGGACGCGGCCATTGCCAGCTTTGGCCCGCTCGACCGCCCCACCGCCCTGGCCGACGATATCCCCCGGCTCGAGACCGGCCTCGAGGAGGCTTATCAGCGGCTCATGGGGCTGGAATGGGCGCAGTTCGGCACCAACAAGACTCTGGCCGGCGCGGGCATCTTTGTGGACAGCGAGACCGGCGCGGTGCGGATCGCCGCATTCGAGCGCGCGGAGGCCCGCGTCTCGAATGTCGAGATCAACCTCTCGGCCGTCGAGGCAGCGCTCGAGCTCAAGGCAACGGTGGCCTATGTCAACGACACGGTGAGCCAGGCGATTTCCGAGGCGGTGCTCGACCCCTCTCAAATCCCGCTTCTCGATGATCTCGATCTGCGCATCACGGATGCAGAGGTCAGGCTCGACGCGGCCGAGGGTACGATCACCACGCTGACCGATACCCTGACGGTGGCGGGCGGCCTTGTCAGCATGACCACGGTCACGCAGGAGCTCGACAGCCTGCAAGGCCAGATCAACCAGCGCGTGACAACCGCCACGTTCGACGGGCTCGAGGACCGCGTGACCACGGCCGAGGGCAGTCTCACGGCGCTGGGGGATACGGCGGCGATTGCCGATGCGGTCGAGGTGACGCGCCAGCTTTACGACGACAGCGCCGACGACACGCAGCGCCGGATTGCCGATCTCTGGGACCGCTGGACGGGCGACGAGGCCGTGCGCCGCGCGACAGCACAGGGGCGCCGCGATCTCTCGGCGCGGGTGGATGCTGGCCTCGCGGCCGAGGCTTCCGAGCGGCTGGCGCTCAAGGCCGCGCAGGAGGCCACGGCCGCCTCGCTGGTGGAGGAAAGCACGGCACGAGCCGCAGAGGATGAGGCGCAAGCGGGGTTGATCGCCTCGCTGCAAGCGACCCTGACCGGGGCGCAGGGCGAGATCACGGTCAACGCGGGCGCGATCTCTGGCCTCGACACGCGGGTGACGGCGGCCGAGGGCGAGATCACCTCGCAAGCCTCCTCGATCACCTCGCTGCAATCCGGTGTCTCCGCAGCCCAGGGGGCGGCCGATGCGGCGCAAGCGGATGCGGACGGCAACGCCACGGCGATCTCTGGCCTCGACACGCGGGTGACTGCGGCCGAGGGCGAGATCACCTCGCAAGCCTCCTCGATCACCTCGCTGCAATCCGGTGTCTCCGCAGCCCAGGGCGCGGCCGACGCGGCGCAAGCGGATGCGGACGGCAACGCCACGGCGATCTCTGGCCTCGACACGCGGGTGACTGCGGCCGAGGGCGAGATCACTTCGCAAGCCTCCTCGATCACCTCGCTGCAAGCTGGCGTAGGCGACAACAGCGCCGCGATCACGACGCTGCAAAACACCAAGGTGGACGGCGCGGGCGCGGTCTCGGCGGTCGAGGCCACGATCTCGGCCGAGTATGCCAGCCTCACCGCGATGGCCTCGGCGACCGCCTTTGCCAAGGCCCAGGCGGATGGCATCGAGGCCGGCTATGTCTGGCGGCTGAACGGGCAAAACCTCATCGAGCTGGTGAGCGTGTCAGATGGCACAAGCGGCCCGGTGAGCACCTACAAGATCGCGGCCGATTACGTCGAGATCACCGGGATTGCCCAGATCAGCACCGCGGTGCTCGATCAGCTCTTTGCCGATAGCATCGTGGCGGGGCGGCTGACGGTCACGGGGCCGATGGTAGCAGCCGGCGCGATCACCGCGGACAAGTTGAACGTGACGGAGCTTTCGGCGGTGTCGGGCACGCTCGGGACTTTCCAGACCGCCCCCGCCGGCGAGCGCACGGTTATCTCCGACGACAAGATCGAGGTCTACGATGCAGCAGGTCAGCTGCGGGTGAGGATCGGAAACCTGACATGAGTTACGGCTACCAGATCAATCGCGCCGACGGCACCGAGCAAGTCGGTTCTGACAACACCGTGTTTCGGCACCTGGTGACGGAGACATTCACCTTCGACGCCGACGAGACACGGTATGTCGATGACATTCCGAGCGACCTGTTCACGGTCCAGATCACACCACACGCCGCAGCCAAGCACATCTTTGAAGGGCGGTATGCCTACATGGTCAACTACTTCGACGTCCCCAGCATCACGGTTAGCGAGGTGTCGGATACAATTACCGTTACGCCTCCCATCTCAGAGGTCGGCCATGTGCAAGGTGATTATTCCGTTATCGTGCTGGAGTACGGATGATGGCCTTTGGCATTCAGTTATTCAATGACTTCGGGGAAGAGGTTTTGGGCGGCGGAAGGCCCCTGAATGTGCTGCATACAGGCGACTCTGCGCGGTTCGATCAGGATAATTATGTCATTGGCGCATCCGGTCTCTTGGCCGCGTCAGGAGGGGCGTGGGTGGAATCCGACTACCCCCTGGTGAAGGTGGGCACAGTTAACTCTGACCTGAATCAAGCCATGCGCATGTGGCGGTTCGCGGCGCATGGTTTTACCAGCGTGGGCTGGTCGAAAATACTTCAGACCCGAAACGACTACCTGCCCGACACCTACGCGGCAGATGTAGACGACATCGTGTTTTGGGAAATGCCGCCGGACGGGATTATCCATGCGGTCAACTACTGGATCGACCCGCCGGATGCTTCGACGCCGCGAAAGGTGTCGGGCATCTGCCCAAACGACACCAACGGTTACACCGGCCTGCCGCGATATTGCATCGGCTCGATCAATGCGCCTGTTGACCAGACCCAGAGTTATGGCATTCAGACGTTCGATGCCTCTGGAAATGTCCTCTACGACAGCCGCGGGGATAACATCGTTGTGCGGGACTTCCGGGTATTCTCCCAGGCCGAGGTTCAGGACGTACTCGAAAACGACACGGTGGTAACTTTTACGCCTCGCGCTGCTCCGGTTGGCGCCCCGATGGTTTCTCTTTCGAGTGTCATGTCGTTCAGCAAGCCAGCCAACGGGCGACACTGGTACTATCCTCTGATCGAATGGGATGGCACCAGCTTCACCCTGTCACGATTCCGACACTCAATGGCCAGTTCCAGCAGCCTCAGTGGCTTCGCTTATTCGAGCTTCACCCTGACCGTCGCGGACGCAGAGTGGTGACGAAGTGAACAGGCTTAAAACAGGAGATTGAAGCAATGACCTGGTATAAAACCGGGACCGTATCGGTCACGAATGGCAGCGCCACGGTGACGGGCAGCGGCACCGCCTGGGTGGCGAATGCCCGCGTGGGGCAGGCCTTCGCCCTCGAGGGCGCGGGCGAGCAATACGAGATCACCGCGGTGGTCAGCGACACCGAGCTGACGATTTCGCCGGCCTACCTGGGCAGCACGCAGAGCGGCCAGGCCTACATCATCATTCCGGTGGTGGGGTTTTACCGGCAGGCCTATGACGCCCTTGCGGCGGCGGTCGCGCAATGGTCGAGCTATGCCGGCACGGTGCTTTCGGGCCTGTTCGGGGACGGCACGGCGGCGGCGCCTGGGATCGGTTTCGAGGACGAAACCAATACCGGGCTTTTCCGCAAGGCCGCGGGCCAGCTCGGGATTGCCACCGGCGGCGTGCAACGCGCGCTCCTCTCCTCGGCCGCGTTGCAAGTTGACGTGCCCCTGACCGGCACGGCCGTGACGCAGAGCGCGACCGATGCCACCACCGGGCGCCTCCTGAAGGTCGGTGACTTCGGGATTGGCGAGGATGCCGGCCCGGTGGTGGCCGACCTGGACGCGCACGACCTGTCGGGTTTCTACTTTGCCTATGGCGGCCAGCACGCGAACGCCCCGGCCGGCACGAACCCGTTTCCCGATCTGGGCGGCGCCTTTGGCCTCATGGCGGGCACCGGGACGATTGGTGCGGCCACGGAATACCTTTGGCAGGTTGCCATCCTCTACAGCCCCTCGGCGCCGGTCATGAAGTTCCGCAGCAAGGCGACCACCTGGACGGATTGGGAAGAGGTTTATTCGACCGGCAACCTGATCGGGACGGTCAGCCAGAGCGGCGGAACCCCGACCGGCTCGATCCTCGAGAAGGGCAGCAACGCCAACGGCAATTACATCCGCTATGCGGACGGCACGCAAATTTGTGATGTGCGCCTGGCGTCCAGCAGCGCGGGGGCTGTGACCTGGACTTTCCCCGCAGCATTTGCCGCCGCCCCGCAGGCCAGCGCAACGCCGAACCAGGACCAGGCGCGCTTTGCCACCACCACAGCCGGGGCCGCTGGATCGGTCAATTTCTCCGTTTGGAATACTGCGCAAGCCCGCCTTGACGCGATCTCGACCTCGCTGATCGCCATTGGCCGCTGGTACTAAGGAGGCAAGAAATGCAGATCACACTTTCCCCCGTCCGTCGCGAGGGGCGACCGACCTTCGAGCGCCTTGGCGATGCCCTGGTGATCGATGGCGAAACCTTCGATTTCTCGGGCGTGCCCGAGGGCGCGCAGCTTCCTGCCGAGGCGGTGGCATCGGATTGGCTCGCCGGCCCGGTGACGCGGATCGCCGGCGAGCTGCACCTCGCGCTGGCGCTCTCGCACGGTGCCAACGCGCCGCAGGAAACGCTCTTTCCCGATCCGGTGCAGATCGCCAGCGATGGCGCCGTGCCACTGCCGCCCTTTGACGCGACCGCACCCGAGGAGGCAAGCGCATGAGTGTTGACCTGTCCAAACTGGTGACGGCCGAGGCGCTGGCCGCCCAGGCCGCAGCCCGCCGCGCGCAGGCGATCAAGGCCGAGGTGCAGGCCCGCATCTTCGCGGTGGTCGATCAGAACACGCAGGCCAGCCTCCTGGCCGCGATGGTGGCCGGCGCCCTGACCCCGGCCGATGAGACCACCTTTGCCGATGGGCAGGCCTGGATCGAGGCGACAAAGCAGGCCGGCCGTGATGCGGTTTCCTCGGGCGATGATCCGATCTGGCCCGCCGTGCCCGCCGGCGTGGCCGAGCTTGCGGCGCAGTTCTGACAATGCCGGCCCGCACCAATGAGGAGCTGGCGGCGGCCGCCGCGATCCTCGCCGCGGCCGAGGAGCTGCCCGAGCTGACCCCGGCAGAGATCAAGCGCCTCAAGAGGATGGCGCAGGACGATGCGCGGGCGGAATGGGCTTGGTCTATCCTGCGCCGCTGGCTGATCGCCCTTGGCGCGGTGGCGGCCTTTGTCGTCGCCCTGAAAAACGACCTCCTCGAGCTCTACAAATGGATTGCCGCGATCTTGTCGCGGTGATCACCTGGGCCTCGATCCGCGCCGCCTGGCTCGGGACGGGGCTGCGGGCGCCGCTCTGCGCTATCGCGTGGGAGCTGCGCGCCCTGCCCGGCTGGCGGGCCTGGGTCTGGTGCGCGGATCGCGCCCTCGCCTGGTTTGAAACCGACCATTGCCGGCGCTCGGCCGGCCGACATTTTCCACAGGAGTGACACATGGCAAATTTGCCCTGGAAGGGCGCGGCTCGGCTGCGCTCTGCACATGTCATGCGCGCGGCCGCCACGGCCCTGCGCTGCGAGGAGGCCGCGATCCGCGCGGTTTTCGAGGCCGAGGCGGCCGGCGCGGGCTTTCTGTCCGATGGTACGCTCAAGCGGCGGTTTGAACCGCATCACATGCCCGGCAGCGAAATGACCTGGCGCGAGGCCTTCAAGATCAAGCCGGGCCGGCGCGAGGCGCTTTTCCTCGAGGCTTTCGGCCGCGATCCCGAGGCCGCCCTGCGCGCGACCTCCTGGGGCCTGCCGCAGATCATGGGGTTCAACCACGCGGACGCGGGTTTTGGATCGGCGCGGGAAATGGTCAAGGCGATGGCGCAAGGCGAGGATTTCCAGATCAGCGCCTTTACCGCCCTTGTGATCGCCTGGGGTCTCGATAGCGCGATCCGCGCGCATGACTGGCACGAGTTTGAACGGCGCTACAACGGCGGCGGCCAGGGCGGCGCCTATGCCCGCAAGATGGAAAAGCTCTATCGCAAGCATTCCGGCCGGGCCTCGGCCGAGGTGCTGCGCCTGGGTAGCTCGGGCGCCAATGTCACCCGCTTGCAGGCGGCGCTCGGGATCGTGGCCGATGGCGATTTCGGCCCGGCCACCAAGGCCGCGGTCGAGGCTTTCCAAACCAAAGCGGACTTGCCGGCCGATGGCATCGTGGGTGCACGCACCTGGGCCGCGCTCGAGGCCGCCGGGACCAAGCCCGCCAAGGTGCAGGCAACGCCCGGCGATGCGCTTCTCGACCGGGCCGAGGACGCGCTGCGCAAAGGCGGCCTCGGGGCTGGCGCGGGCTTCACCGGGCGCGATCTCCTCGACAGGGTGCCGCAGGGCGCCATAGAGGCCTTGACCTATGGCGCGGTGGCCCTCGCCCTCCTCTACGCGCTCACGCTCATCCTGCGGCGCCTGCGGAGGGCTGCGCGATGATCCGGGCCGGTGCCGCGCTTCTCGCGCTTGCCCTCCTCGCCGGCTGCGGTGCCCTGGGCAAGCTGCCCGGCCTCGGCGGCCCGAACGTGGCCGCCAATGTCCAAGCCGGCGCAGAGCCGCGGCAGGCGGTGATCGCCGGGGGCGACACGCGCCTGACCGTCACGCGCCCGCAGGCGCGCGATATCGAGCTGATCGAGCGGGATCAGGGGGTGCGTACCGAGCGGGTGGAGCGGCTCGAGATCAGGCACGATGCGCCGCTTTGGGTCTGGCTCCTGGTGGTGGTGCTCTGCGGTCTGGCGGCCGTGCAGGCGGGCATGTCGCTGGACGATTACCTCGCCCGGCGCCGGGCGCGCCGCCGCCCTGGGGGCTGACGGTGCCGGGCGGTGCTTTTTTCGGTCTATCGCGTGCCGCTACAGACGGGCCGATGGCGACGGAGTTGGCGTGCCGTGTGAGCCACTCTGCAGGCAAGGTACCCGCACCAACTTAGATAGGGTCCGGCAGTGTGTGCGTGAGATTGGCTGTAAGTGAGCCTGAGCGGCAATCTCTACGGTATGAACAAGCGGAATGCAGAGCCAACCAAGAAAGCCAGATAGCCCCATCCCAAAATTAGCATGAGGGCAAGCTGCAATCGACGGAAACGAGGTGGTCGTTGGTTGGCGTTGGCCGGGCGACCACCTCGAACTTGCATTGCATCCAAATGCAAAGGGACTTGGTTTCTTGCCATATTTGGAACTTACACGCACAAGGTTAATCCAGAGTTAACCGCGTCCGGATGTCGCGTTAATTACTTTTAAACATGGTCCACTTGAACGCATCTTACCTTTAGCGTTTTGGGGTCTACCTACACGCAATCATTGTGGCTGCTTGAAGTCCTTTCCGACGTCGAAATGTACGCGCGAGGCAATGACTTTCCCAACCTGGCTGAAGCACTTCCCGCCGTGAGAATGGTGGAGACGCGCGACGATCGATGCTCGAAGGTTTTCCTCTCCGGCATCGCTCTCGCCTTGCTGGCTATCAGTCCGGAGCTTAGGCGGTTGACTGGAGATGGCCGCGCGGTATAAATTTTCGGGCTGCAGCCAATTTTGAGGGTTGATCGGATGAAAAAAGGAATCTTGTTGGGGACGACCGGATTGTCAGGATTTCGATCTGGATCGTTCACTGCACCGATGGGGCAACCGCCAATCGGAAGATTTCCGGGTGTTCGCAACAGGCACGCCGAAGACGCGAGAATGGTGCGACGACGTGGTGCTGGGATCAGCGTTACCCAATACCTACGAATTCCACGTCTTACGGATGAGCAGCTAGCGGACCTGACAGCCATCAGGCATGAAAAAGTTACCTACCACTTTTCATCGCGTTGGAGGGATAGCAATCTCGCAGGGTTCTTCAAGTTTGGTACTTTGGCGGTATATGGAAGAGATGAAGGCATTAAACTGAGTCGTCTTTCAGACAATACGGAAGGTAGCATGCAGACTCGTGTTAATCCGGGCGGTGGGTATATTATGCGTGGAGATGTTCTTGGGGTGAGTGTCGTGAATTCTGGATCTTCGGGTGTAGATCTGGTTTCGGCTACAATCCATGCAAATGATTATTGCCGATGCCTTAGTAAGGGGCCATTCTGCCCCAGGACTGGAGTGGAGATCAACGAGCATGAAGACGTTGAAGCCCATAAGGTTGACTATTATATCACATATGATTTCGAGAGGTTGGTTGAGGCGTTGATGGAGGAATTGGGGAAAATTGAGGAGGCGAAATCAAAAATACTAGTCTGGAGCGATGTGACTTATGGGGATAAAGACAGTCTCGCCTTCGCATGCTCTGACTATTATTTTGGCTTGGAGGAGATCTCTAAATATGAGAACTGGGTGAAAATAGCCTTCCAAAAAATTGAGATGTTCTCCCATGAGAGGGAGTTCCGTATTCTGTTGGTAGATCGGGACAGGCCTGGGGCGCTCAATGTTGGTGCAGGACCCTTAATTATCGAAGAAAGTCCGTTGATTGCATCTGCAATAGTTGATCACGGCTATTTTGATTCTTAACAGGCCGCTGAAAAAAAGCTGGAGAAGCCGCGTTCTCGTGCCACTCGTTGCGCCCGTTCTTGTTCCATTTTTGTCAGCTTGATGAGAAAATTGAAAAATGACGCAGTTTAATGTCGAGGGCCGTTTGCAGCGTCTTTGCAAGAAGTCTATTGGGGCTGGCACTGGTCATCCGTGCGCCTGGCCAGAAATCGGGTCTGAGCTGGCAGCGATGCCGCGCTGGGGGTGACCAAGCGACTGGCTCCCTTGCGCCGCAGGAGGTGGGCTTTGCGCCCGGTTGAGAGGTATGTAATACCGGACCACCGGGTTGTTGGGATAGTGTTCAGAGCCACCGAATTAGGGGAGAAGTTGGTGAGGCTAACACTCGATTGGAATTGCGTTATAGAAGTCGAGGAAGGTCGAGCCCAAGCGGCTCACGTGACCGATTTGATAAGGCGCCATAGGAAAGGGAAGTTTGAGGTTGCGCTTTTGGCCGCTTCTGCGTCTGAAAACTCGAGATCGAAGCGATTTCCCGGAAATGCTGATTTTTTTAAGGATAGGGTCTCAGCACTGGGTTGGAATGATTTGCCCCTTGTTCCCATGCCTGGAATTTTCGGGTTAAGCTACTGGGACTTCTGTTATTCTGTGGGCGATGGCGATAAGTTCGAGCGCGATATGGATGCACTTTGGTGTGTCATCGCTCCTAAGGTGCCAAGTAGGCCGTCCGAACATCTGCCGAGCGGAGTCTCATTGACTGATGAAGCGATACAGTCTGAAGAGTTGTCAAAGTGGAGGAACGCTTGGTGTGATGTGATCTCGGCATACTCACATATCCATGGTGGACGTGATGTTTTTGTGACAAACAATACTCGTGATTTTCAGAATAACTCTGAGGCACTTTTGCGTCTTGGGATGAAGCACATCTTCACCCCGGCGGAAACACTCGCAGGTTTGGCCAAACTATACACTTAATGGGGGGAAAGAATGGCAGTTTTGTTCCGCTCTGCCGATCTTGGGCCTCCGAACTTGCTACGCGATGGACGAATGACCGGTCCGGAGAAGCTGCGACGTGGCGTTGATGACCACGGCCAATGGCCGCTTCGGGCCGACTCCGTTTAGGATGGCACTTGGTGCAGCAGATTGTAGGGTGAACCGAAATCTGCGAAGGAGCTTTACTGTTGAAATCGCGTACAGATTGGCAAGTGGTGCGTTGGGAAACCGTGAAGGCTGTTGCGAACAATGACTTCACGCGGGTCGTCGGGCTGATACCTATAGCAGGTTACCTGATCCTGTTTAACGATGAGATCGCTGGGATGCTTTCGTTCGATGCACTAGCAGGCGTTGGGGGAACTGAGAGATCTCCCTTCCTCTTGGACGGTTTACCCAAGCTTCGGTTAGTGTTCTTCGGCAGCCTGTTCGTGTTTGGCTCATTTGTGACCTACAGAGTGTTCCGTCCAGAAGTTTTGGAAGCCGCCAAAAGCGATCTAGAGTTTTCTGAAATAGTAAGGCAGCGATACAGCGTCTACGAGCTCGCCCAGATAGAAGAGCGCGTTCATTCTGAATCGTGGGTCGAACGAACAGAGGCATTTTGGACAGTGCTGGGTAAGCGGCGACCCAAGAAGCCCGTGGTCTCGGGTTATCGGCCAGATGTCAGAGCTGAGATGTTCTCTAAACATGGCGATTACATAGGTTTTCTCGCCAGAGAATGGTGGGTTGGTATGATGCACACCTACAAGCCCGCGCGAATAATCTCCCTAGTGTTTGGATTTTTGGGATATTTCATGCTGGCAGTTCCCACAATGGACATCGCTCAGGCTGTTCTGCGGCACATATTCATCGGCTAG